GCATCTGTTAAAGCTATTGTTGTAGTTACTGCATTAATACCAGCACTTAAAGTTGTAGTTGCTTCTCCAGAAACAGTACCACCGTATTGTCCTAAACTCCAACCATAACCAGGAAGCTGGGTTGCTGGTCCTACGGGATAATAGTGTTGAACTCTAATACCACCAGAAGTAGTTGCACCACTTCCTGTTTCAGCACTAGACATTGTTATGGTAATTGTAGTAGTTGTAGGCACTGTCGTTACCATAAATTTTTTATCATCAAAATCTGATGCACTATAATTAGAATTAGTAATAGCTGTAAAATTATCTAAATAAACAATATCTCCAGCATTTATATTATGCGGAGAAGAAAAAGTAATGGTTACTTCAGTAGAACCGTTAGTTGTGCTAAAAGCATTACTTAATGTATTAGTAGATTTAATAGGGTGAATGTCATAGAAGACACCTCCTGTATATACATATAAAATTCTATTTGTTCCTATGGCTGAATATTTAAAACCAGAACTATTAACAAATTGATGTTGAGCTCGAGCAGCTCCTGTTAGATAATTTTCACCTAATTGATTCCAACCACCTATTTTTTCAGGTGTACCATATCTAAATCGTACATAATCTCCACCTGTCCATTGTCCTTCTGCTCCTGTAGGGGTGACTTGTTTGTTGAACCCAGGTAAGATATCTATCTTTTGTAACATATTAATATCCTGTTTTAATAATTGTATATCAGATTTAAAGAGAATTCAAAGGGTTAAGTAGGGGGAGGGTGATTGGTGGTGTCTCCCCCCACAGACTTATTTTATATACTATTTTTTAGGTGATGTAAAGCCTTTATACCAGGCAGGTAGTCCTATAAAAGGACGTTTATCAAATTCGTTTTCTTTAGCTGCTTTAGAATTAGCTCGGTTATAATGTAAAAAAACTTGTCCACAGTCTTTACCAGTAAATTCTTCTCGCCAATGTTCTAAATCACAACCAGAATATATTAACATATCACCTGGTTTTAAATCTACTTTAATACCTGCTTGACCTTTTTTACCTGTTGGATCTAAATATATTGGCCATGAATCACCACCTAAATTTAATGTTGTAGATATTTCACATGAATATCTATCTTTATGTCTAGCTAGTACATCTCCTTTTTTATAAATTCTGGCATAAGAGTAGGTTTCACTTAATTTTAATTTTGTATGTTTTTCCATTACAGGTTTTACTTTCTGTAATAATGTTTCCATTACTAAATCTCCATAATGAGAATAAGTGTTAGGCACTTGGTCATCATTCCATATACCCCAATACTCAGTAAATGGGGATATATATTTTTGATCAAATAAAAATCTAGCTACCTTTCTTTTATTTAAAAAATAAGCGTAACAAAAGTCAGCCATTTCTTTATTAATAACTCCTTTTAAAACTTGATATTTATTTTTATTAAACGACATTTAATACTCCTTTCGGTATTGCTTGGCAGTTCCAATGTATAAATCTAAATGGACTATATCCCATATCTACAATGTACTGATGAGGTAAGTATGATGGGAAAAATATCATTCTACCTGGTTTAACTTTATAATTAATTTGTGATGATGCGTAAGTTACTTTTGTTTTATCTTTTTCTGGTAAAAGATTCATGATATTACCTGGTCTTGGATCTTCAAACATAGGCAATGATGTAGACTCATCTGCTTTTAAAAAATAAAAACCTGATATGTGACCATTCCAATGTGTATGTAAAGTGTGGTGTCCACCACCTTTTTTAGAAAACTCTTGTACCCACATTTCTGTAGTAAATACGTGATAATTAGTTAAATCAAAACCCATTTCATTTAATAAGTTATGCGCTGTTGCACCTATATAATTTTGTAATTCTGCAAAAGTAGGATCACCAATTAATGTTGTTGAATGAAACACGTGACCCATATCACCTTTATCACCAAACTTTTTATTACGTTCATCAATAGCTGGTTTTAAATTCTTTTTAGCAGCCTCAATATATTTGTTTGATGCTTTATTTAAATCATTTACAAATGCCGGTTCGTCAGCAAACCATATAGGGCATTTAAAATATTCTTCTAAGTGTAATTGTTTTGGATAAGATACTTGAGTTTTCTTTTGTTTTCTTTGTTTTTGTTTTAATTTTTTATTTTTCATTTATAAGGCCATCCTAAATTCCATATTACTAAACTATGTCTTGTTCCTTTTTTAACTGGACATACTCTATGCCACACAAAACCAGGAAATATAACTAAAGATCCTTTAGGCAATATTTCTGTACACTTTCTAATATTAGGTTTTTTATCTGGATCCATGTTTCTAAAATCAAATTCTAATTCACCACCTTTATAGTCTTTTGGATCTGATAGAGTTACTGTTACGGATAATTTTCTAATCTTACCATTTGATGGATCACCTTGTTGTCTTTGATAGGGTCTATCCCACCCATCACAATGCCAATCGTAAAATTGACCTTTAGTGTATTTGGTAAATTGACAAGACTCAGAAAAATCCCATTGAAAATTCCAACCTGCATTTGCATTTGCTTGATGTATATAAGGTTGTATTTCTTTATAGATCCACCTATCATTCATCCAAACAATATTAGAATCTCTTTTTTGTTTTAAATCTTTTATTTGTTTTTGATTTAATTTTTTACTACTATATCCACCTGTAACTGCCATTTGATCTTGTATAGATTTACCATACCTAACAATGTCATCACAGATACGTTCTGGTACGGCTGATTGAAAATACCAATAATAGTTTGTAAGGTTCATATGTCTTTATGAACTTATTATAACATTTTACTAAGAAATTGTCAATGTACCTGAAGCTGTAAACTTAGCTAGCTTATCTCCACCAGGGTGAGTTGAAATTGTTGCAGACGGACCTGGACTTGCGCTAAACGTAACTGCGCTTGGTCCTCTAAGAATAACAATACCTGGACCTCCAGCTTTTCCAGTTTGAGTGTTAGAATTATAACCTCCACCAGCTCCTCCACCACCACCAGTGTTAGTTCCTCCAGCCGTTGAAGCACTTCCAGGACTTGATCCAGCTCCACCACCACCAGAACCACCTGAACCAGCACCTCCTGGTCCACTATTGTTTTCAGATCCACCACCTCCACCACCACCTGCGTATGTTGTAGCGGGTCCTAAAATTGTATTTGGTGCTCCAGCACCTCCTGGTCCTGCAGGGTTTCCTGGTCCACAACCTCCTTGTCCTGCTTGTGTTGCTCCACCACCACCAGCTCCAATTGTATTAGGTGCTCCTGGTGCACCACCACCATCAGTACCTTGAGCGATAGGTGATCTTGGGGGAGTATTTCCTGAACCACCGGCATCTCCTGGTCCACCTCCACCACCACCTGAAGCTCCAGCTCCTCCTGGTTTATTTCCACCACCACCATAACCACCACCGTCACCGGTTATAGTATCTGTGTTTTCTGTTCCTCCTGGATTAAATATTGAATCAACTCCTATAGTGCCAGGATTTGTAGTACCGGGGCCAACACCTGCTCCACCTGCTCCACCAGCTCCAACTGTAACTGCGTAATCTCCAGGTGCTAAAAATATTGAACTATTTTGTAATGGGCTTGGACCGTAACCAGAAGCTCTATAACCTCCAGCTCCACCTCCACCAGCTCCTTGACCTGGGCCAGTATTACCACCACCGCCACCGCCACCACCGCCGACTACTAAATAATCATAATTATAACCTAATTGAGGCCATATTCCCTGTTTCTTGGATTGAAATTGACTTTGCATTGACCACACACCACTTGCTCTACTTAATTCTTTTATTACAGCTATTCCTGATCCACCATTTGTTCCAGGTGCTGCAGGAGGATTATTTGTTCTTCCCCCACCTCCACCACCAGTATTTGCTGTTCCATTTACTGCTGCTACTGCAGGAGAATTTCTTTGTCCTTTACCACCACCGCCTGCACCACCACATCCACCGGCTTGGTTATTGTTAGTTGATCCTGATCCACCGCCACCACCAGCAAATGTACAACTTGATAATGGTGAAGCACTTGAACCAGCTCCTCCATCTCCGCCTTTTGGTAAAGTACCATCAGATCCAGCGCCACCAGCTCCGCCTCCACCACCACCTGCAAAAGCAGGGGGGCCGTTTATACCTTCTCCTCCAGGATTTCCTTGAGAAGGACTTACAGGTGGTTTATTTCCCAAACCATTACCTGCCCAGTTATATGAACCTCCACCACCGGAACCTCCATCTGTATAAGTAGCAGAAGCATAACTTAATGAAGCTCCACCACCTCCACCAGCTGCTGCAATAGTTTCTCCACAAATTGTTGAAATAGATGTATCATCTCCATTATCAGGTGCTGAATTATAACCACTACCAGATCCACCAGCTCCAACTGTTACGGATAAGCATCCAGAATCAACTTGAATATTATTAACACATCTGTAACCACCACCACCTCCGCCACCACCAATTACGGTTCCACCAGAACCACCTCCACCAACAAGTAAAGCTTGAACTTGTCTAGTCCCTGGTTGAAGAGTTAGTGAAGATGTAGAAGTTTTAGATGTAGTAGTACACTTACCAAAAGAAGATTGGTTAATTTTACCGATTATGCCGCCATTTGATCTGGCCATGTGAGTCTCCTATTCGGACACCCAAGCTGTGCCATTCCAATTATATTTGGTAGGTGTTTCCGATTCGTCGTTTGATTTTGTAGCTTCCCAACCTGTAGAGTTGTCAGCTTGATATTTTGTATCGTTCCATGAAATTTTGTAAAACCATACAACTGGATCTGCACCATCGTCTGTGATTGTTGGATAAGTTATTGGTGCTTGCCAATCATCGCTTGCATCTAAAGACCATGAAGCGTAAGGTTGTTGTGAAATAAATTTATCTTTTGAAGAATCATACACCATTCCTTTTCCTGCGTATTGTTTTCTAAAATTATGGTTATAAGAAGTTTGTTTCCAACTTCCACCTTTAAAGAAATTTGCGCACCATGTTTCTCCATCAACATGCATGTCATTATCTCCAAGAGTTCCGCCTCCTGCAGCAATATCATTGCCTACAACAATTACTCTTTCTACAACTTGTTGTGTATCAGACGTAAAACCTGTTGGATCTACTTTTGATTTTAATTCTGCGAAATGTGCCATATTTTTACTCCTTAAATGTTATCATTTTAGTTTAATTTTAACTTATTGTCAACGTCCCTGATACAGTAAATTTCATCACTGTACAGCCCCCTGCTGGGCCCGGTAATGTTGATTTACAGTTAGTTCCTGGTGCTACACTAAATGTAGGTCCTAATGGTCCTGGTGCTCTTAATACTACAATTCCTGATCCACCATCTCCTACTTGAACTACAGGACTAGGAC